CTTTCCTGAAATCTTTTTTTACATCTTCAACCAACTTCATAGAATAACTATCTAATTCTTGTTCTAAGAGGTTATCTAATAATTCATAGACATTATTAGACTCAGATATAAAAAGCTCTGTTAAATTGATTGTGGTGAATCCTATAGTTAAAAGGATTCCTTGTTTTGTATATTTAAAGAGTGCTTTACAATCTGTTCGCAGTAGTGTCATAGATACTCTGTCTTTAGGTAGTAGGTTCATAGTCTATATATTAAACTATAGATTTTCTATTGCAAGAGGAATTAATTTTTTTAAATTTGTAGGTTATAACCTAAAAATTAGTTTATATGCCTAATGAAAAGATAGAATACTTAAAAGCTAATATAGTAGCAATTAATGATGTTAAATTTGATATAACTAAGACAGCTGGTGGAGTTGATTTATTTGGTTCAATAACAAATTTGAAATCTTATATGAAAGGGTATTTCATATACAGATTGAATGATGTTGCTTTTCAACAGGAACTTATTAGAGATTTTAGAATTGAAAAATTTAAGAAGGTAAAAATCAAGGATATTGCTAATAAATATTTGATAGCAAAATCAGATTTGGAATCATTTTATGATGATTACCTTCAAAGAGCATTAGCAGATGAAGTAAATAAAGATACTTTTATTAACAGTTCACTTGAGTATATCCAAGCAAGTGTAGCAGACGCTAATCATTTTGCATATACAAAGACTGCACTAAAAAAGATTTTAGAGAAACAATATGATTTTATTTTTTCTAATGGATTTCCAACAAACTTATTGAATATAAATACTGGTATTATGACTGCAAATGCAGGTGATAGTGCTCAGTTTTTGTTTTTAGCAAGAGCAATATTAGCAGGTTATAACTGTTCTAATGTTGATGTTAGGTCAAGTAGATATGATGCAGTTGTAGATTTCAACAATGTATTATTAAGACTTCAAATTAAAGGTGTTTCAAGTGGTAACTCAATTAGTTTTAAAGATAGAGATAGAGGAGGACAAGGAATTGACCACAAACACGAAAGGAATAAAGGACAGAGAATTACTTCAGCAGATTGTGATATTTATGTGGCAGTTGATAAAGAAGTGGGTATTTGTTATTTGATACCTATGAACTATGTTGATGGATTACCTGAAGAACAGATTACAAGTATTAATTTATCTACACTTCAACATTATAAAGAGAATTGGAATATAATCTCAGAAGTAGCAGATACTAAAACTGCTAAGTAATGAGACTGGATAAACAAGGTTTAAACAATTATTATGTAAGTAATCCAAGAGGGTTTAATGGTATACCAATATCAAAAGAAGATATTCAAAAAGTTATAGACTTTGCTTATGAAATGTGTTTTGGTCAAGGTCACCATAGAGACCATAGAACTGGTGGACAATATGGTAGAAAGGGTGGTGAAAAGTTTTGCAATACATTTCAAGGTAAATTAGCGGAGGTAGCTCTTTATAACTATTTCAAATCTCAAGGATTGGAATCTCAAGAACCTGATTTTGGTATTTATGCAGAGGGTATTTGGGACGATTCTGATTTAGAAATTAAGGGTAAAAAAATAAATGTAAAGTCTGCTGCTTCTCAATCAAATTTACTTTTGTTAGAAACAAAAGATTGGAATCCACAAGGTCAATATATACCTAATCTTTTGAGAAATGATGGTACAACAACTACCTATGATTACTTTATTTTAGTTAGGATTAGCCCTGATATTAAAAAGTTGTTTAAGGCAGAAAGATTGATGTATAGTAATGAAATTGAAAAGTCTGTAATAGAAGATATAATCTTTAAAAATAAGTGGAGTTTTGATATTGCAGGTTATACAACAAATGAATATCTAATTGCAACCATAGCTAACAACTATATTTTACCTCAAAACTCAATATTAAATCATTACACCAAAATGGATGCAAGTAACTATTACATCCAAAGTGGTGATTTAGGTTTGATTGAAAATTTAGTGAAAACTTTAAAAGCTCTCTAACACTTCTAATATTTTTTTTGATACTGCTTGTATTACTGGAACACTAACAGAATTTCCTGCTTGTTTGTAAACTGCTGAGTTTGCAATTTGAGTAGGAATTTTAAATGTATCAGGAAATCCTTGGAATCTTAAACACTCTCTTGGAGTTAATTTTCTAAAACCATATTCAGTTTTAATAAGTGGTACATTGTGGCCACCAGTTCCCATATTTGCAGTAAGAGTAGGACAAACATTAGATTTGTTTTCTCTTACATATTGTCTTCTAAATTGATAAACAGTGTCTTCTGATTTCATTGTTTCTTCAAGCATACCATACATATACTTATCTTCACCATAGTAGAAATTATCTTCTACTTTATCTTTAGAAATTAAATCTTTAATTGACTTTGATAATTTTTCTTCTTTAGGAAATTCAAATAAAGATTCTGCATTTGGATAAATTTCTGTATCAAAAGCAACCATAAAAATTCTCTCTCTATTATGAGGGATATTTCCATAGTCTTTAGTGTTTAAAACCTTAGCTTGAAATGAGTATTTTCTATCTCTTAGAGATTGTTCAATTACTTTCATTGTTTTACCATTGTCGTGAGTAGTAAGGTTTTTTACATTCTCAAGGAATACTACTTTTGGTCTCATTGTATCAACAAAATCAAGTATTCTAAAGAAGTGATTACCTCTGTTATCATCAAAACCTTTTCTGTAACCTGCTACTGAAAATGGTTGGCAAGGAAAGCCTGCAGTTAGAACATCTACAGGTTTAATTTTATCTAAATCTAATTGTAGAACATCACCTTCAATCAAATTATGTTTAAAGTTATTTCTGTAAGTGATACAGGCAGATTTATCATATTCATTAGCCCAAAGTAAATCAAATCCTGATTTCTTAAAACCCATACATATCCCACCAATCCCTGCATATAAACTACCTACTGTATATTTTTTACTCATTTTTATATCACCACTTAATTTTGAAGTGCGAATTTAAGGACTTATATTAAATATACCTAATTGAAAAATTAGCAATCCAATTTCTTTCTTTTAACTGGTTCTAAAGAATTTATTAATAAAGAAATAATCTCTTTATCAAGTTCTATATCTGAATATTTATGTTTTTTATACAACTTACTATTATAAAGTTCATAGCTTTTATCATATAAAAACCTAATATATGTTTGTTCTAAATGTTTGTGATATTTAGTTTCTATTTCTATTATTTTAAAATTATTATTTCTATTTACCATATCACCTGCCAATTCATAATTAATCGCATTTGATTTTGTATAATATTTATATAAACGAATTCTAACTTTATCATCATCTTCATTTATTATTGATTTATAAATATCAATTCTTTTTTTACTAATACTTTCACCAACATATATTTTGTTTGTAACATCACTATAAACAAAATATACATATCCATTACTTACAATATTTTTTAAATATTCATCTATATTATTCATTATTCATAATTATTTTTAGTCAAGATTGATATTCAATCCTAATTTTTTATATTCATTTACTAAGAACTTTTTTGTTAACTCATAATCTTCTTTGTGTATAAGAACTTGGTCGTGTCTTAGTAATTTTTTAATTGGTAGTTTTCCAAGTTTATTTACAAATATTTCAGATTCCATTTCCTGTAATTTATGTGCAACATTTACTTCTTTTTTTAGTTCATTTAAACTTTCAATAAAATCAGGATACAATTTTTGTAGAGCATCATATACTTTACCGGATTTAGTTGGTTTAGGTGAAAAGAAGATATATCTATATGAAAGAATTTTAAAATCATTTCGTTTCATACCAAGCTCATTGGCCATATTCTCATAGAATTGACCTAATTCAACATCTTTTTTATAAGTAGGATTGTCTATCAGTGTCGATAGAAGTAGTGGTTGTGAGTTCTTAATATCAATATCAAGAACATTTCTTCTATACATCTTAAAAAATGGTAATGTTGTATATGGTAAATTTGTAATTGTAGAGTATAATCTACCTTCATTAGATAGTTTAAACCAAATATTTTCAAAGTTTAGTTTTAGAGCTAAGTTTGTATGAAGATATATTCTTTCTTCTGTTAGAAATCTTTCTTTTACAATTCCATTTATAATTACTGGTTTAAGTTTGATACCAATATTATTTTTCATCCAAAATAAATATTCATCTAAATCTATTTTAGTTGCATAAGAATCTTCAATAAGATTTTGGAATTGTGGATATTTTTTTAACCAAAAATCTTTACTATGTTTTTTATAAAATACTTTTTCAAAGTCAATTTCTATTTCTGTATAATGACTACTTGAAAGAAAATCTGTTTTTATTTTATATCCTTTAGAAAATTTACCAGTAGAAAACTTATCATTAATTTCTATTAGATTATTCTTTTGTAACATTTCTAAAAGAACTCTATATCCAAATTTTTTATTATTAATTTTTATATAGAATACTTCTAATTTTTCTTTTGGTATATTTAGGAATAGATTTAGGTTATCTAATGAACTTTCTATTTGTTCATTATAGATAAAATACCATAGTGTAATAAGTTGTTTTGTTAAGTTCTTCTTTTGTTTATCAGTAGTATTTGATAAATCACTTTCTATTAATATGTAGTTTTCAATTTCATCTACAAGTTTTGTTGGTATAAATACTTTATACATTATTTTATTAGTCCTTTTTTCTGTCCTTTTAGAGAGGGACTAACCACCAGTAGCTACTCTGGTGGAACTCTCATCGAATATTAGATATTCTCATAATGTATATATAAAGTTATTACTGCTCCCTATTGATAAATAGTAAAAAAGTTCCCACATATTAATTTATTATTATTAAAAAAAAATTATTATTATATATTTCTATTACTACCACAATCTTAATCTCTTCAAAAACTTCCCACCACAATCCTAAACACTTAACTAAATTATTTTACAAATTAGTTTATGAGCAAGAAGCGAGGCCTCAAGCCATAGCGACTGACTGCTCACGTAGATAACTTTTCTATTGGAAAAATATACTGACTATAAACAAGTCTGACAGATCGGAAATACTCAAAAAATCATTCAAGGGAATACTGGTTATATAATATATAAGAGTATGAGTAAAATAGAGATAAGTTATAGTATTCCAACATCAAAAGCAGATATAGTTTTAGCAGATTGGATTGAGTTTGAAAAGATTGTTAATGAAGATGGAATAGAAGAGGATTTTTTACAAAAAAGAATGTTAGAAATATTCTGTAAAGTACCTACTCAGTATTCAATGAAATTGAAACAAACAGAAGTAGATGAAATTTTAGTGAATCTAAATAATGTATTAAGTACAAAATCTGAATTACATACAACATTCACTTTTAATAAAGTAAATTATGGTTTAATTCCTGATTTTGATAGTGATATTACAGCAGAAGAGTTGGTTTTATTAGATAGGTATTTACAGAATAAAGATTATGCAAGATTATTATCAATTCTATACAGACCAATTACTAAACAATCTAATGGATTGTATCAAATAGAACCATTTGAGGAATCACATTCTGAGTTTTTAAAGCTTCGTTATGACATATTTGAAGGTGTTATCTCTTTTTTTTTGCATTTATACAAAAAATTAATGATTGCTACCCTGAAATATACCCAAAAAATGGTGAAGAAACACAAGATGAAGGACACGGATTATCAAGAGAAACTCAATTTGTTACTAAGTGGGGTGGATATACAGAAATTATTTGGCTCTTAGGTAATGGTAGTGTTATTGAGATACAAAAAATATACAAATTAAACTGTCATGAGTTTCTCTATTGGGCAGCTTATATGATTGAAAAGAGAAAAATAGAGGTCGATAGACACGATAAAAATAATAGTTATGAATGATAACTTCAAAAAACAATCCTTACGCAACTACAGCTTTATTTTTAGCTGAATCATTCTATTCAAATCCACTAATTAATACCACAATATTTGAAACAGGTGATAACATTGATTTGAATAAAGAAAACATTTTCCCATTGGCACATATTATGCCAGGCCCTGTAAATATTGTTGAAAATAGGTTAGAAAGTGAATTCACCATAGTAGTTGCAAACATTAGAACTAAATCTAATAAACCAAATAATAAATTATTTGGAGATAACTTGATTGATAACCTAAATACATCAATTGCAGTATTAACAAAAGAGATTACAAAGATTTCACTTCAAAGAAATGAATATGATATAATACTTGTTAGTTCGACACCTGCACAACCTGTAATATTTTCAAGTAAAAACCTATTAGATGGTTATGAATGTACAATAATTCTATCTATCCAAAATGAAATAGATACTCGTGGATAATATTGAACAACAAGCCTATAAATTATTCTCTGCAACATTCAGAAAGAGAGTAAAAGAGAAACTTCAAAACTCAGGTAGAGGTATTTGGTCAGGTAAACTCTTAGATAGTTTAGATGTTCAGTTAGAGGGTACTGGTGATGATATTCAAATGAATATTTATGCAGAATCTTATATGGAATTTATTGATGAAGGTGTCAATGGTGTTGGATTTCAAAAAACAAAAAAAGGAAATCTTGATAAAAGATTTAATTCTAATAAATCAGTTGTAACTAGTTCACCTTATTCATTTAAAGACAAAAAACCTCCATTAAAAGCAATCTCTGCATGGTCTATTTCAAAAGGTTTAAATCCTTATGCTGTTCAAAATTCTATTTGGAGAAGAGGTATAAAAGGGATTCATTTTTTTGAATCAACATTAGATGAAGAGTATTCAAAATTAGCAGACTACATAGCAGAAGCAAAAGCAACAGAATTATTAAATGGGTTTGATGATTAAAAAAAAATAAATATTTACAATGTCATATAGTACAATTAAAATAAAGTTCACTCAAGAATTATCAGTAGGACAAGAAGTAGGATTTGATATTAATTCTTCACCATTATTTGGAACTCCAACATCAACTGCATTTGTTGAAAATTTTGTTTTGAATAGAAGTACTTATCATCAAGTTACTACAGCAACAAGTTCAACATCAATTATAGGTGAAAACACTGCTATTAACTACTTAAATGCAGTTCAGTTAGATTTGAGTGGATATACTTATTCAAGAGTTGGTAATGAAGTTGAGATTACTTCTATTAATTCAATGTATGGAACTATTGAATTTTATGTAAATGGATATTTCACATCATATACAAATCCAACATCAGTACAATTCAATATTAATAATTCTTATGAGATTAGTGCAACAGGTTCAACTGGTGGTACAGGAAGTACGGGTGGTACAGGTTCAACAGGAAGTACACCAATATCAACTACATTTTCAGGGTTAAATCAAGATTTCCTATTAGCAGATTCACCAGTTTATATAACTTATTCAGCTACAGCATCATTATTTGATTATTGTATTGTTGAATTATTTGTTTGGAGTGGTGACATTTCTGTGCAGTCACAAGCTACATATCCTGCAACAATATATAAAGTAAGGACAACTGATGATTACATATACTGGGATATTTCAGATTATATAAAATCTAATATTGAACCTTCTTTTAATATTTCTTGGTTCACTGGGACACCAACAAATCTAAATGAGACTTGTTGGGTTAAATGGAAAGTTAGAAGTTATAAAATTGTTAGTGGTGTTGGTTATTTATTTGAAACAGTTGAATCAAATATTAAAGCAGCATCATTGGGTTACTACTATAATAACATATTAAATGAAGTTAATCCACCTTCAAACATATTTGTAAATCCAGTTGACAAATACTCAACAACTACCACACAAAACTATATAACTACACTTGGTTCAGCAACAAACTCAAATAATTTGATTTTAAGAACACCAATTACTACCAATAATGTGATTTACTCTTATGAACATAGAGAATGGCAGGTAGTATTTCTAAATCGTTTTGGAGTGTTTGATAGTGTTTTATGTAATAGAGTTTCTAAACGTTCAGTGAACATTACAAATGAAAAATATAACTCATATCAAGAAAGACCTGATGTATTCAATATAAAGAATTCAACAAGTAGAATTATATCAAGAAATGGTTTGGAACAGTGGATTTTAAACACTGAATTATTAGATGAAAATCAGAATAAATATATGGAAGAGTTGTTTGAATCTGATAGATGGTTTTTAATCAATTCACTGACTTCTGAAATTATTCCAGTGATATTAACAGATAAGAATTTTGAAGAAAAATTAGGACTTTATGAAAGAGCAAAAATACAATGGACACTAAAATTTGAAGGTGCCAACAATAAAATTAACGATATAAGATAATGAATGGAGTTAGGATTTATGTAAGTGATGATATTAACAATAAAGATATAATTTTAAATGGAACTGAATTAGATTTATTTGATGATGAAAACATTCAGATTGTTTTAAAACAAACTGATATTAGAGATATTTCTACAAACTATGCAGACTATTCTCAACCATTTACAATTCCAGCATCACCAAAGAATAATAAAACTTTTAAATATTGGTATGATACATTTTATGATGGTCAATTACCAACAGCCGGAAATATACCTTGTAGAATTGATATAGGAGGAGTTTTATTTAAAAGAGGCTTATTGAAAATTCAAGGTGCTCAGAAAGATGCAAATGGAAAAATCAAACACTATTTAGTAAACTTTACTTCAGATTTGAAATCATTGAAAGATAAATTTGGTGATAAGAAAATTGGTGATTTAGATTTTACAGGTTGTGTGCCTGATGTTGAGTTTCAATATAATGATAGTGTTGTATTAGGTGGTATTATAAATAATTCAAATGGAACTATCGAGTTCCCATTAATTTCTACAACAAGATTACTTGAAAACTTTACAGCTTTTCAATATGCAAATCCCTCTACAGCAAATGGTATAAAAAAAGAAGAGTTAAGACCAGCAATAAAATTTAGAGCAATTTTTGAGGCAATTGAAAATAATTTTGATGTTAGGTTTGTTGGTAATTTTCATTCAAGTAATGATTCTAAACTTGATAGTTTATATTTATGGTTAAACAGAAATGAAAATCCTTTTAAAACATCAGCAAAGGTTTTAAATCTTACTGGAACATCCAGTGTACCATCAAACTTTATTACTGGTTTAACTAATTCAGTTTACTTTGATATTCCAAATGATTATTTTACAATCACAAGAAAATCATTTATAAACTATCACTATGGAATTTACAATCAAATAAACACTTCAAACACCACAACTAAGTATAAAATTTTTCTTCAACAGATTATTTTGAATACTGATGGTACAGTAGATGAAGTTAATTCATTTGCACAAGATAATTCTGGATTTGTAGCTTCTACTGATTGGGTTACAGGAACTAAAACTCTAAATTATGGTGTAGGAATGAGTAGATATCCTGTAGGAACAAAATTAGCATATAGGTTGGCAATTGAAACTCAAGGAGACCTAACAATTTCATCAGTAAAGATAATGATTACAAATCATTATTTCAATCACTCTTTGCCAGGTTTAGGTGTATTTCAACAAGGTGTTGTAAGTTTAAATTCAACTACACCTATAGTATTTCCAGCTCTTTTCAACATACAATTAAATTTACCTGAAATAACTGTTCAAGATTTTATTACATCAGTTATAAAGATGTTTAATCTTGTAATATTACCAGTTACAAATCCACAAATTCAAAGTTTATTACAATCTCAAAATGTATTTCAATTAGAGTATTACAATAGTTACTACAATAATTACAATAGTGTTGATATTACAAATTATACCAACAGAGCAGTTAAAATTAATTCAGTTAAAAACTATAAAAAGTATGAATTTAAACATGCAGATTCAAGTTATGGAACTAACATAATTTTTAAGAATAGTCAAACTCCAATAAGAGAATATGGAAGTTTTAAAGAAGAGTATCCAAATGGTGATGATGGTGAATTGAAAGTAGAGACTAAATTCAATCTTCTAATCTTTAGAGAGATGTTAAATGCAGGTATGACAAGTTCAGGTGAAATGTTACTTAATCAATCTTGGATTACTTCTGATAGTTTAAATGAAGATTTTTCAAAAGGTGTTTTTAACAAACCAACAATTTTTTTCTACAATGAAAAATCACAAACACCCTCTAATAAAAAATTAGCATTTACAGATATTAATAATGTTAGTTCACCAATAACTCAATATTCAATTTTTTCAAATGTTGATAGTTTAGAGTTTACTGATTATACAACAACAAATACATTCTCTAATGAAGGGTTTTTTAACTCAAATATTAGAACAAAATCACTCTATTATAATAATTATAAGAAGATTGTAACTGGAATTAATTCAAGATATTCAAGAGAGTATGAAGTAGAAGCAAATCTACCAAAATCAATCTATACAAACCTTAATTTAGGCACTCATTTGGTAATAGGTAATAATAGATATACTATTAATGATTTAACTATTAATCTTCTTTCAGGTAATACTAAACTTAAACTAAATAATGTATTTGAAGAAAATGATATTCCTGAAATGGATGGTATTACAGGGATAGATGGAGTTAGTTTCTTTGTAGATGTTATTAGTTCAATTTTTTACAATGATAGTTTAGGTGGATTCATTGAGAAAAATATTAATATTTCATACCCAATAAATACTGCTAAACTTTGTTGGAGATTAGATTATAATTTAACTACACAAACTTATTCTGATGCAAGAGTTATGTTTACTTCAACTGCAGCTTATGGATTACAGGGTTTATTATGGTTTGATTTTAATGAACCAAGTGGACAAGCTGTAGGTTCACATACGACTACAATAAATAACTTCATTCCAGTAGGTACTTATACACTTGATAATGCAGCAATTTGGGGTGGTTATAACTCACCAATTAATTGCCAGTTAAGAGCAAGAACTGGTAACACAATTACTCTTACAGTTTGGTGTTATGATGATAATGATATTCTACTTGGTAGTTCATCAGTTACAATCTAAAAAAATCAAACATAAAAAATAATGTTATATAAGTATGTTCAAGTTAATAAATCAGATGCTAAGATTGGATGGATTCTATGGTGTTGATAAAGAAATTGATATAGCAAAAGGTATTAATAAATATCCTGAAACTATAAGAGAGGTATTGATAAATACCAAGAGAAAATTAATGGCTAAAAATGATTAAAAAAGTTGCTGAGCTTAACTTTAAAACAAATGCAGATGAAGTAAAAAGTAAAATAGATAGTTTAAACAATTCATTAAATGAAACAACAACTGATAAGGCATCAGATTCAGTTAATAAATTAGTAAAAAACACTGATAAACTTGAAAAATCTAATAAAGGATTATTCAAATCTACATTAGATAATGGTGGTGCAATGGGTCTCCTAAATGACATGACTGGAGGTCTTGCAATGACCATTAAAGACACTGTTGAAGCATCAGATTTATTCCAAGGTTCTATGAAAGGTTGGAAAGCTGCTCTGGCTGCTTCAGGTGTTGGATTATTAGTAATTGCATTAGGTGTAATTGTCGCATATTGGGATGATATTAAAGGTGCAGTTGATGGTGTTTCTGCTTCTCAAAAGAAGTTACTTGAAACACAAAAAGAAGCTACTGCAGATTCTGAAAGTAAACTTGATACTCTTAATAATCAAGATAACATTCTTAAACAACAGGGTAAATCTGAAAGGGACATTCTTAAAATTAAAGCTGCTCAAACAGCAGAAGTTATTAAGAATGTTGAATTACAACTTCAACAAGAAAGAACTCAATTAAAAGCACAAGTAGCAGCTGCAAAAAGGAATAAAGAAATCCTTTCAGGTATGTTAATGTGGTTAAGTATTCCATTGAGATTAGTGTTAGGTGCAATTGATGGTGTTGGTAAGGCACTTGGGATGAATTTTGGATTAGTTGATGGACTTGAGGCTAAGACTAAATCTATCAGAGACAAAGCAGCAGGTTTAATTTTTAACCCTGATGAAGTTGCAAAAGAAGGTGAAAAAACAATTGGTGAAACAGAGAAGAAACTTAATGATTTAAAAAATCAAAAAGCAGGTTTTGAACTTGGAGTTAAGGAAATTGATAAAAAGGCATCAGATGATAGAAGAGCAAAACAAAAAGAAATTGATGATAAAGCTGCAGCTGATAAGAAGAAAAATGATGATGCTTATTTAGCAGAAGAAAAGAAATTAAGAGATAGTTTAAAAGATATTCAAGATGAATCTGAACAGGCTAAATTAAATACTCAAAAGGCAAGAGAATTAGAAGAGATAAATAACCTAAAAGGTAAAACTGAGACTGAAAAACAAATATTAAGAGACTTATTAGATACTAGGTATAAAATACTTAAAGATAAACTCGATAAAGAAAATGTTTTAAAAGAAGAACAGAGACAAAAGGATATTCAAGGTTTGATAAATGGAAATGTTATTGAGAAATCCTTATCTGATGCTAAGAACCTTGATGAACTTAATACTATCTATTTACATGCTCAAGAAAAATTAAGAGCAAAACAAGCAGAAGAGTTACAAAAAGCAATTGATTTAGGTGCAAATGAAACACAATTAAATGCTTTAAAAGAGGGATTTAGACAACAAGACCTATCATTAGAACAACAAAATACTGATGCTAAAAAAAGAATTGGTGATTTAGAACAAGAAGACCAAAAGAAAAAAGTGGCTGCTATTGGACAAACTTTACAAACAGCAGCTCAATTGTTAGGAGAACATACTGTTGCAGGTAAAGCACTTGCTATTGCAGGGACTACAATTGATACATTTCAGTCTTCTGTATCTGCATATAAAGGAATGGTTGCTGCAATACCGGGTCCAGTTGGTGTTGCAGCAGGGGCAGTTGCAGCAGCAGCAGCTATTGCAAGTGGTTTAGCAACAGTTAAGAAAATAGTATCTGTTAAAGTTCCTACGAAAGGTGGAGCAGGAGCAGGTGGGGCAAGTACACCTTCAGTTCCCGCAAAACCAAGTGTTTCATTTCAAAATACAGCACAATCTCAGATTAGTGATACAATTCAAAACTCAGCAAAAGAGAGAAATTCTCAACCAGTAAAGGCTTATGTAACAGTAGGTGATATTAATTCAGCTCAATCATTAGATAGACAGGTTACTACTGGTGCAAAGTTTTAAACTATTCTGACTTAATGTAAATATAAAACCAACTTTAGAGTTGGTTTTTTTTGAATTCCAATCACTATTTCAACTATTGGTTATACTAATATGGAAGGCAAATTACCAAGATATGAATTAGTGTTTGATGAAGAAAATATGGAAGGTGTTTATGGTGTTTCACTTGTAAATGACCCTGCTATACAGATTCAAGCAATTAAATTTTCTAATCAACAAGATTGTAATTTTTCAAGTGATGATATATCAAATGAACTAATTGATTCAATTATTTCAAAAGGTGAAAAAATTGATTTATCAAACTGGGAATTAGTAGATGAAAAGTTAGTTGATAATGAAGATGTATATAGTATTGATTTAGCAACATTACCAACACAAACTGATGGTGAAAGTTCTCAAGACAATGAATTATTTATGATTCGTTATGATTATTCACCATCATATACATCAAAGAATAGTAGAAACTTTTGTATAAAAATGGCATCAAGTGGACTTTCATTTAAGAAAGAAGATTTGATTTCATCAGATGCAAATCCTGGCTTTGGTGCAGGTGGTTCAAATACTTACAATATCTTCTTGTATAAAGGTGGTGTGAATTGTCAACATTACTGGACAAGAAAAATCTATTTAAGAAAAAATAATCAAAAATTAAGTGTATTTGAAGCACTAAAATATATTAGTTCTTTAGATAAAAAAACAGCACAAAAAGCAACTATAGAAACTAATCCAAGTGAAGTTAATCAAGTTGCATCCTCTTCAAATAACTACTGGAAACTATCTACTGAAATTAAAGATTTTAAAATGGCAAGTGAGGAAAAAAGAATACTTACAAGCCCAGTTTTAATACCTGAACAAAATATTTATAGGAATCTTGATGGTGAGCAGTGTAATGTGTTCTTATCTGCCGATACCATTGAAAAACTACAACAAAACTTCTTTAAAAAAGAATATCAAAAGAACTCAACATTAGAACATTTAGAGGTAATAGAAGGTGTTTTCTTTTTTGAAAGTTGGTTAGTTAAAAACCCAAAAAATGATAAATCTAATGAGTTAGGTTTTGATGTACCCGAAGGAACTTGGATGATGTCAATGAAAGTTGAAAATCAAAAGATTTGGGATGAATATGTTAAGACTGGACTTATTACAGGATTCTCAATTGATAGCAGATTAGGAGTTCAAAAAAACACAAAAAATAAAATCGAAAAAATGAATTACTCAAAAGTAAAAGAAATGGTTATGGCACAAATTCTATTAGAAGCTAATCTTCAAGAATTTAAAATTGATGATACTCTAACAGTTTATGCAGAGATATTAGAAAAAGATATGGTTGTATTTGATAAAGATAATAATCCATTAGCAAACACTGAATTCACATTAGAAAATAAAATCTATAAGACTGATGAAAATGGTGTTATCACTTCTGTAGAAGATGTACCTGCACCAAAAGAAGATGTAACAATGGCAGAAACTGACACTACAACAGCAGAAACTACACCATCAGTAGAAGTAACTAAACTTCAAGAAGAATTGGATTTAGCAACAAAAAGAATTGCTGAGTTAGAAACTGAAAACCAATCATTAAAAGCAGAATTGGTTAGTATAAAAGAAGAGGCAGTACAATTGGCAAATCAACCAAAAGTTGAAGGTATCAATTTAAAAAATGTAGAATCTGATAAACAAACTCCAAAATCAACATTGGATGTAATCAGAGAGGCATTAAAAAATAAAAAATAATAATTTAATATGGCAACAAATGTAAACGTTACTACACACTTTCAAGGGATTGATTCTAAAGATATTTTCCTTCAAGTATTCAAAAAGGCAGATACCTTTTCAAAAAATCTAATCACTGTTAATACAGGTGTAATAGGTTCTTACTATTTACCACAATTAACTTATTCAAGTACTTTACAAGAAGTAACTGGAGCTTGTTCAGGATGGAATCCACAAGGTTCAATAAGTTTAGTTGAAAAAGAAGTTGTTACAAGAAAATATAAAATAGAGAATGAGTTATGTAAAGAAACTTTTGCTAAGACTTTCCAAGCTCAAAATCAAGGTTTATTCTCTGCACATTCAGAAATCCCAACTGACATCAAAGAAGCAATTCTTTTAATGATGATTAATGATGCTGCATATAAAATTGACCAAAATATTTGGAATGGTTCAGGAGCTACAGGTTCAATGAATGGTTTATTAACTCAATGGGTAGCTGATTCAACTGTATCTAAAGTATCAGGTGCTACAGCTATTTCTAAAGCAAATGTAGTTGCAGAGTTTGAAAAATTAGAAGACTTAGTTAATGCAGATTTACAAGAAGAAGTAGACTTCGTTTATGTTGTTTCTCCAGATGTTGCAAAAGCATACAAAAGAGCTCAAAACACTATGGGAGTTAATACAACTGTTGGTGATAAAGAGTTAGATTATATGGGTTACAGACTTGAAGTAAATAGAGGTTATCCACAAAATACAATTGCTGCTTATAGAGTTTCTAATGTTCACTTTGTAACTGGTCAAGAAAGTGATATGAATGAAATTGTTATTGAAGAGTTATCTAAAATTGATGCAAAAGTTAAACACAAAGTTCAATTCATTGCAGCAGTTGGATATGTAGATGGTTCTGAAATCTACCTATACAAAGGATAAAAATAAAAATGGTGGTTGGTAATAAACCACCATTTTATTAAAAAATAACATTAAAAAATGGCAAATGAAATTTCAAAAAGTAGATTACTTAATACAAAAACTGGATTCTCAGGTATTAAGGCAGTTTCTTTTTTACCATATAAAAAATTAACTCTTAATGCAGATGATACATTTGATGGAGTTGGTTTAACAGGGTCTGTTTACAGATATGAATTAAAGAATGATGGTAATAATTATGATGAAGAGGGAACTCCAGATAGAGGTACTGGAACTACAGTTTATACTGGTACTTTAAACTTAGTATTACCTATCTTAGATAGAGCAACAAGAGATGAAGTTAAACTTTTAGCTTACGGACGTCCACAAATATTTATAGAAAAATTTGATGGAACTATATTATTAGCTGGAGCAGAATTAGGTTGTGAGTTAAAATCAATTAAAATTGGAACTGGTGGAGCAAGAAAAGATATGTCAGGATTCACATTAGCATTTGAAACAGAAGAAAGAAGACCAATCGTTTGGGTTAGTGCTACTGGTTCAACTGCTTATAATTCTGCAATCAATATTACAGGTGCAATACAACCTGAATAATAAAATAAGTAAAAAAGAAAAGCCCCTTGAGATATAAGGGGCTTTTCTTTTTTTTATATATAATATAAATCAAAAACCAAAAACTTGGTTATATAAGTATGAACTTGATTAAATATGATACCTTTTTTTCACCACTAATAACAGTTGATAGTACATCAATAACAATTGATAGTAGAGAGTTGACTATAGATAGAACAAGTGAATTAATCTCAAATTTTCATATTGAGATTATACCACGAAAATATGCTAACTCAGTTGAATTAAAAATTAGAGATTTAATTAATGGTGAAGTTATCACTTTTGACACTGAATCTGTAAATCATAATGGATTGTTTTATATTGATTTTAAAGACTTTATTCCAATAATTGATACAAAGTATGAGGTTGTAGTTAATAATCATTTAGGTGATGTTATTTGGCTTGGTCAAGCTATGTATTCTGAAAAGGATATACAGAATTACTCAAGTAGTAATTCAGATGAAAATAATTTAAGATTTTAATGGAAAATGGTTTAGGATATGATATAAGTTTTATTGATTTTAACAACTATGTAATACCTGATTTGGTTACATATCATACTAAGAAAATGAAGATGTATGGTGAAAATAATTCAGGTTTCAGATATATAAAAGAAAGATACATTGGTTCAATTACTAATGGTAGTGTAATAAATAGTTATGTAAAATATATTATTGGTGAGGGATTAAATGATAAATCAGGATTTAATATCAATAAATACATCTCAAAAAAAGACATTAGACTAATTGTACAAGACTTTAAATTATATGGTCAATTCTCACTTCAAGTAATTTGGTCTCAAGGGTCAAAACTTTTAAAAGAAGCACCAAAACCTATTTTATTCAAGTATATAAATACTGAAAAATTAGCAGTTGAAACTGATAAGTATGGTGAAGTCAGTGGTTACTATTACTGCTTTGATTGGGATAAACAATCAACATATAAACCAAAACTTTACAAAAAATTTGATGGTGTTTATAAAGATGAAGCTATTGAAATAATAACTTTTGATAGAACTTCATCAGAACCATATTATCCACATCCTGATTATTTAGCAGGATTACAATGGGCTCATATTGAAGAGGAACTTTCAAACTCTTGTTACAACCATATAATGAATGGTTTTAGTATGGGTACTATAATTAAATGTAAAGGTGGAATTCCACCAACAGAAGAACTAAGAGAAATTTATAAAAATAAAATACTTAGAAGTTTAACAGGGTCTGATAACAGAAATAAAACAACTGTATTATTTACAGATGGTGATACAGGTGATATTGATATTGAAAAGATTCAAGTTGACCAAATTGATACACAATTAGTTTGGTTTGAAGAGGCAGCAAAGAGAGCTATTCTGATGTCCCACGAAGTTGTAAATCCAATATTATTTGGTGTCAAAGATAGTAATGGATTTAGTAATAACGCTGATGAAATGGTTCAAGCACTGAAAACACTTTATCGTTCTAATATTAACCCAATGAGAGAAATTATAATTGATGCCTTGGAGTATTTATTTAAGTTATCAGAACCAAATATTCAACTTGAATTCAAAGATTTTGAAGAACTAAATATAGTTGATACACAAAAAAATAATCAACAATAAATGAATGATTTTCTTATAAAACCTGGTAGTAAACTAATGGAAAGACTTACTATAATGTCAGGTAATGTTGATATAGATAAACTAACACCATCAATTTGGATTGCTCAAAATACAGATATTGAAAGGATATTGACAAAACCACTTTATGATAAAATTCTAAGTGATTTTCAAACAAATTCTTTGACTGGTTATTACTTGAAAATTTATGAAGATTATGTAGGTATAATGTTAGTTTTCTTCACTATGGGAGACTTTATTATGAAACATCCATATATGATTTCTAATGGTGGTATTTATAAACATCAACCAAATAATTCGAGTATTCCTGATACTAAAGAAACTGATAGGTTATCAAAACATTACAGACAATTAGGAGCAGACTTTGAACTTAAATTTTATGAGTTTATGAAAGATAAAAATATACACGAATATAAAAGATTTATTGATGAAAGTAACTCTTTTAAATTTGGATGGCAATTATAAAAATGAAAGAAAATGAAAAAGATAAAATTGTATTAAATAAGTACAAGATTAAGAAAGAAAATATTTCTAAACTTTTACAATTTGTGAGAGAGAAGGAAAGACAAAAAGAAGAGGTTAAGAATGAATAATATAAATGTAGGACTGAATCCTAATGATGGTACAGGTTCATCTTTAAGAGATGCTATGATTTTAATAAATGAAAATTTTATTGAACTTAAAACTGATATAGAAAATATTTTACTTCAATTTCCAATTGAAAATTTAGATGAATTACAAGATGAAATTGATGTTATCAATTCATCAATTACGGCTATATTATTACAATTACAAAGCAAATCAGATATAACACATACACATCTTGTTAGTGAAATATTAGATTTACAAGATATGTTAAATGATTTGGTGACTTCATCAGATTTTAACAATCAAATAGGGGATATAAACACATCTATATCACTTATCAATTCATCCATATCAAATATAAATGAAATAATTTCAGATATTGAAAATCAGTTATCACAACAAAATGATGTCAATCTAAATTTTTCACAAGATTTAGCAGATTTACAAGAACAAATTAATAACATCCCACCAAACGATTTAGAAACTGTAACTAATAACGGAAATTCAACTTCAAATAATATTGAAATTAATTCAGCTTTTACACCTAAAAAATTTAGTGTTTCATTTACCAATTTTGTAGGAACTCAAACAGTTTTTGTTGATTCTACTGCAATAAGTCAAACAAATGATAATGGTACTAAAAGGTTAGTTTTTTCTACTGGTGCATCATGTGATTTAACTCTACCTAATGAAAATGGAATGTTAGCCACACAAGAATGGGTTAATGAAAATACAGGAGGATTATTTACAAATTTACAAACTGTTATAGAAGCTGGTAATACTGCTGATTTTAATGATGGTATCACAAGTACTAGATTACCAAATGATGCTGACCATACTTTTAATATTTCCTCTACAAATACAGTTAGTGGAAATAATGAATATTTCACAATATTTGGAGCAGAAGGAACTATTAGCCAACAAGTAGGTGAGTATAATGCCTCAAATCCTTCTTACGGAGACAGGACTATTACTACAAACGACATAAACATACAGTTAAGAAATAATGAATACACTTTACCAGCGGATGTATTACAAAATTCAGGAACTATTGATGTTAATAATAATAGCGTATTGGTACAAGCAAAAGACAATGTAGAGGATAGCACAACTTCAATCAATGTTCAGGTTGATGGTTTAGATTTGATTTCAACAGATACCATTGGAATTACTGATTTAAATTTAAATTCAAGTGGTTTTTCAGTTGTTAATGTAATTGGTTTAGATACAAAACAATTATCTTTTAATACCAGTGGTTTAGGTATAAATACAAATAATGTTCCAGCAATGGGCTATATAAAATCCGATAATCTTACAGCGGATGTAACAATACAAATTCCATCTAATAGCGGTGAAATTGCTTTACAAGAAAATACTTTTTTTTCACCAAATATTCAAATAACCAACGCAGGTGGAAATTTAGTATTAACCAACGACACGTCTTCTGATTTAATTTTGACATCAGCTGGAGTTCAAGTAGCAACATTAGGTTATTCAGGTTTAAATTTAAACAGGTCAGCAGGTGTAGCAGGTAATATAAATGTTGATGACTTAACTGGTAGTAAGACTTATAATTTACCTAATGCGAATGGAAAATTAGTTGTTGTGAGTACAACTGCTCCAGCTTCAGCAACTGCATTAGGAGTTGTAGGTGAAATAAGAGTTACAAGCTCTTATATCTATACTTGTATAGCAACTAATACTTGGGTAAGAAGTGCTATGTCAACTTGGTAATTATTAAATGAATAACATGAAAAATGTACAAAAAAATTAATATGGTTTAATGGATACTCAAATAGTATATTGGATAGGAGGTATTTTAATTTCAATAATTGGTTATTTTCTAAAAACAACAATGGAAGATTTAAAATCAGTAAAACAACTAACAATAGAGAACAAATCAAGAATAGACTTGGTTGATAATAATCATAGTCATTTGAATGACAGATTTGATTTATTATATGATGCTGTTAAAGATTTGACTTTAGAGATAAAGAATCTTTCGAAGGAATTATCAAAAAAAAAAGATATTTAATAAATGAACAGATTATATAAAGATGGTTTAGTGACAACACTTTTGGGTGTTTTGATAATTGGATTTACAGGTTTGATGATTTATCAAGGTAAATCTACTGCAGGTGAAATGGGTGGTTGGTTGACTACTGGATTACTTTTTTTGAGAAGTAAAGATTCTTTAATAGGAATCCCAAAAAATGATGAATAGGTTAATGAATAGGAAAACAACAAAAAAAAAAATTGATTTCTTAAACATTAAAATTTGGGAACTTTCAAGTTTATTAGAACCATGGGAACTTGGTGCAATACTAACACATGAAAGTAATTCTGCTGATACAGATATTATGTTAGATAATATGTTAGAATACTTCTTAAAAGAAGAAATGTATGAGTATGCTTGCGTGATAAGAGATGAAGTAAATAGAAGAAAATAAAAAAGTCTGGCTGATCGGCCAGACTTTTTTATTAATCTAAATCACAATTTGTAATGTGATGGGATGTAACAAATGGGTTGTTATCAGGTAGAACTAAATCTACAATGTGACCACAAGTACCAAAATTCTGACCATAAATCTTAGTTGATTTGTAAATAGTATCATTATCTTGATTTATTTCAATTGTTTGAGTATAACAATTACAACTTTCTTCTACTGGAATAGCAATATTTTTTATATCAAACTTTGTTAGCAAAACCTTAGCTATCTATAAAAAATCCACTGTTGTAAAAAAGTGTATTTAGAAGATTATATATACAGAAAAGAAAAAGTTTAGTATGTATAAAAAGAAAAACACAAAGCAGTTTAATGATGATTTGCAATGGGGCACTTACTGGGAGTTTGAGACCATACCATTTATAGAAAATTACTTCAATAAAGTTTTAGAACCTCAAGGAAAAAAAATAATGTTCTTGAATGAAAACTTATCTAAAGATGTTAATGGACTTAAAGAATGGGATATGAAATATGTGATTTTAGACACTATAACTAATGTCAGAATAAAAACTATAACCTTTGAAATTAAAGCTGATAAATTTGAAGAAACTGGTAATTTGATTTTTGAGAAAACTTGTAGTAAAAAACTAAGTGGTGTATTTGCAACCAAAGCTGATTATTTTGTTTACTTCTTACCAAGGTATAAAGAGAATAATTTTTACATAGTTAAACCACAAACTCTAATTGATTTAATCAATGAAAAGTTTCCAAGTTGTTTAAATTATGGTGGTGGTGATAAGGGTAGAGTAGTATCTTACTTGGTAAATAAAAATACATTTGATGAAGAATATACAAGTGTTAAATCATGTAAACTTCTAACCTGTACTCTTGAAATACCAAGTAAGTTTGGAATAAATAAGTTTGATGAAAAAAAGAAATATACTTACTATTCAGATACAATTAAAAAGTATGATGATGATTTTGATTTCTAACTATAAGTTATCCATAAAATCAACAATTTCTTTATTTAGGTTGTCAACTCTCTTTCCAGTAAATTTGGCAATATATCCTTGGGTAGTTGAGAGATGCTTATGTCCAAGGCTGAGCATTAGGTCTGCTAAATTCAGGTTGACACCTATCTCTATCATTAATGATGTATAAGAGTGTCTTGCAAGGTGAGAAGACAATGGTTTATTAATTTTACATTGTTCACCAACCACCTTTAATAATTTATTGTAATAAGCTCTTCTACCAACAAATTTTGAATATTGTAGTTCATTCATTGAATAAAAATCATCATCAATATCTGTAAAGTCATTATCATCTAACAAAGGAAATACAAATGATTTTTTAGTGTCTTTATGGGTACTCAAATACTCTACAATATCTTTGAATAGTTTATAGTCTTTTGTTTTAGTTTCAACAGATAATTCTTTTCTTTTATTTACTCCATCATTTATTTTTTCTCTTAAAATATCAATCAAACTCTCAAGATAGGTAATCTTGTTATCCTTTGAAATAAGTGAATCTAACTCTTGTTGATGTTTAACTATATCTTTAACTTTTACTTTTCTACTTAGTTCCTTTTTTCTTTCATCAATTACTTTTATAATCTCATTAACTGATACATAATACTCAATGTGATTTTTTTCTATTATCTGACCTCTTGATTTGTTAGTTCTTGGAAAAACAAGTGTACCATCACTAACAACTACAGATTTAAAATCTAAATTGAACTCAGTTATTATATCAGAATCAATTTCAACACTAAATGTACAATCATCAATTTCAAAGTTAGGATTTCCTTTATAGTTTAATCCTAATCTTAAAGCACCAATTTTACTATACATTAATGCAGAGTATGGATAATGTAAGTGTTCAGGTAGTTTATAAGTTGGGACATACTTAAATAAGTATTCCATAGTGTTGAAATTAACCATTAAATCAATTAGTGATTTAACTTTCACCATTCTCTTTTTTATTCTGATTTGTTCATCAGAGGTATAGAAATCTTGCCATCTTAAAGTGATTAAATCAGATACACGAATTCCTTGAGAAAATAACTGAAATAGAAAGAAGTTTCTAATATCTTCAATAGGTAGATGATTAGCATATTTTGGTGTGTTTAGAACTGATAAATCAGGTAATGGAATACCAAATTTCTGACCACTTCTATAAACTTCAATCAAAGGTGTAGCAATAAGTTTCTTTAAATCATCTTTGTTTAAAACATCTATATTAGTTTCAATTAGTTCATTCCTAATTAATTCAAATGGATTTACATCATAAGTATAAATCTTTTCTTTTGAGGCCTTTGTAGTAAATGCTTTCAGTCCTTTGAATTTATAGTGTATAGAATTTGTTTTATTCTTTCTAACTTGAATCATATACTTTTTTAATCCTTCTAAGTATTCTTTTGTTATTTCAGAAAACTTTACATCAGATACATTGAACTTATATTGATTGTAATCAATAATGAGATTTTTAAGGTTTTGATACTTCTCTTTTGTACCAGAGTTACCAGTAACATTTTCATCAATTACCTTGGTCATAAAATCTACAAATGATTTCTTATCATCATTTAGAAACTTAATCTTATTACCTTTCTTTTTAGCTTGGTCAAGTTTTGATTCAATTTCATCATTGTATCTTTTATGGTCAACAAAAGATGCTCTCATTCTTTGAGTATTTGTATTGAAATGTTTCTTCTCAACAGGTTCTAATGGTAAACTTTTTAAAACAGTTTTACCCGCAATCCTTGATGATAATCTAATGTAACCTAAACTATCTTTTGGTCTCTTTGCTTTCCATATTACCTTAACGCTCATATTAATATTTTTTGGTGTCTTAAAAGTGTCTTACTTTTTTTGTAAAGATATATGTTTTTGCTAAATAATAAAAATCATAAAGCCTTGTAAATAAAGACATTTATTAACATAAAAAGTTTACTAATGTGATGTAAAAGGACAAGAAGGAATTAAACGTTGTATGGAAATAGCCGCAGCTGGCGGAC